TGGCGAATAACCTTCCCTACGCCCGCCGGCTTGAGGACGGGTATTCGCGCCAGGCCCCACAAGGCATCGTCGGCCGTACAGCGATCGAGTTTCAGCAGATCGTAAAGGAAGCGACGGAGGCGCTGCCATGACTGGCGTCCTCGCTGTCCGCTCCGCCCTTGAAGCCGCGCTCGCCGCTATGTCGCCGGCCCTAGCGACGGCTTGGGAAAACCTGCCCTACACGCCCGTTCCTGGCACACCATACCAGCGCGTCTATCTGCTCCCGGCCCGCCCGGAAAATCCCGAACTCGGCGGAGCGTTGCAGATCGAACAGGGCTACATGCAAGTGTCGCTGGCCTATCCGCTCGACACAGGCCCGGCCGCCGCGACAGCTCGCGCCGAGCTTATTCGCAGCACCTTCGCGCGCGGAACATCCCTCACCGATTCCGGCATCACCACCATCATTCCCGAAACCCCTGAGATCGCGCCCGGCCGCGTCGAAGAGGACCGCTTTGTCGTGCCGGTGAAAGTCCGGTTCACCGCACAGATTCAAAGGAGTTAAGTCGATGACGGTTGCCCAGGGAATCAACAAAACCGTCGCCTACAAGAAGCAGTCCGGCCTTGGCTCGGCGGCTTCCGGTTCGGGCGGCACCTATCTCCGCCGCGTCACCGCCGCGCTGTCCAAGACGAAGGACACCTACGAGAACGACGAGATCGTCTCGCATCAGCAGTCCACGGGATCGACCTACGGCATTTCCAAGTCGGGCGGCACGCTCAACGGCCTGCTTTCCGGCACGTCGTGGATGCCCTTCATCGGCTCGCTGCTCCGCAAGGACCCTGCGGCGACCTCGGCAATCTCCTCGCTCTCGCTGACGATCGCTGCCTCGGGATCGAACTACACGATCACGCGCGGCTCGGGTGACTTCCTGACCGGCGGCATTAAGGTCGGCGACGTGATCCAGCTTTCGGGCGCGTCGCTCGCGGCCGGCAATGTCGCGAAGAACATCGTCGTCGTCGCCATCGGTAGCGCCGCCGTTCTGACTGTGAACGTCCTCAACAGCGGCGATACACTGACCGCTGAAGGCCCGATCGCGAGCTGCACCGTCACCGTCATGGGCAAGAAGTCGTGGGTTCCGACCAGCGGTCACACCTCGGACTATTACACATTCGAGGAGTGGTTCTCTGACATCAGCCGCTCGCGTGTCTACTCCGACATGCAGATCGGCATGGCCGACATCTCGATGCCGGCGACCGGCAACGTCACCGCTAACTTCACGCTGGTGGGCTTGGGCGGTCAGAGCAAGGGCGGATCGCAGATCCTCACCTCGCGGAGTGCGGCGCCATCGACCGCCGTCTTCGGATCGGTTGCCGGCGCGGTTTATGTCGGAGGGGTCCGCTACGGAACGATCACCTCGTTCCAGATCCAGATAGATGGTTCGGTCACGCAGGGCGAAGCGACGATCGGCTCGAACACCATCGCCGATGTCCAGCGCGGCCGGATCAAGGTCTCGGGCAGCTTCACCTATCTGTTCGACGCTGAGACGCTGGCGACCCCGTTCGACAACGAAACGGCAACCTCGCTCGTGATCGTTCTGGCGGATGCCCGCACGGCGGCGGCCAATACGATGGCGTTCGTGATGAGCCAGGCCAAGCTTTTCAGCGCCGATCCGGACGATGGCGAAAAGCAGATCGTCAACACCGCCAGCTTCACCGCCGAATACAACGGATCGGGCGGCGCCAGCCTCGCCAATCACGCGACCATTATCAGCGTCCAGGACAGCCAGGCCGCTTAACCTTGTTCGGGGCGGGCGGTCTCCAGGCCCGCTCCGAACACCTCTGGAGAGACTAAATGACTATCGATCTTGCCGCCCTAAGTACCGCCACCGAGGCAACTTATGACCTCGAACTGCGCCACCCCGTCACGGAAGACCTGACCGGCCTCTTCATCTCGCATGTCAGCTCGTCGGCGCCGGCCGTCACCGCCGTCACCAAGCGGCAGGCCAACGCCATGCGGCTGAAGGAGTACAAAGCCCAGCGCGGCAAGGGCGATGCCCAGCCTGATCTCGTTGAAGACAGCGAGCGCCGGGGTGCCGAGCGCCTCGCCACCGCGACCACCGCATGGTTCACCATGGAGCGGGACAAGAACGGCAACCTCGATCCGAAGACCCGCAAGGAGGGGTTCCCCTTCGGTGGCGACCGCACCCTCTTCGGCAAGGAAGAGGCGGAGCGGCTCTACACCAACCCCGGCTATGACTGGCTCGTCACGCAGCTCGTCAAGAGCATGGACGAAGCGGGAAATTTTATCGGGAAATGAGCGAGGGCTTCGCCTCCTTCGCTCAGCGCCAATTCGAGCTATCCGCTCCGCAAGAGGATGGCTCGATCCTGCGCGACCATCTCGACGCCATCACCGAGCGCACCGGCAGGGTTCATCCGCTGATCGCCGACGCACCGCCTCTGCCCGAGGGTTGCGATAGCCTGTGGCTGACCTTCCTCTCGCTCCATAGCCGGCGCGGCTCTAACGGTTTCGGCCCGTCCCGCCTGACCTATGGCGAGATCAAGGATTACCAGACCGTCACGAATGACATCCTAGAGCCCTGGGAGGTCGACGCCATCATGAAGGCGGACGACGCCTATTTCGCGTCGATGCCCAAGCCGAAGGCCAAGCCATGAGCATGGACCTCGCCAGCCTCGCGTTGAAGATCGACTCTTCGGAGGTGCCGAAGGGCGTCGCCGCGCTCGATGACCTGACCGAGGCGGGCAAGCGCACTGAGGGGCAGGCCAAGAAGACGGCGGCGGAAACGAAGAAGTCGGCCGATGCCGCCGCTGCTCTCGCCGCACAAGCCGAAAACCTGCGCGCGAAATTTGATCCGCTCTATGCCGCTGAGAAGAAGTATGCCGACGCGCTGATCCTCGCCGACAAGGCTTTGCGGGCGAATGCTCTGTCACAGGAGCATTACAACGACATCGCCGCCAAATCGAAGGCGGAGATGGAGGGGCAGATCAAGAAACTGCTCAGTCTCAAGAATGCCAACGACGCAGCCAGCGAGGGGATGACAAAAACCTCAGGCACTGGGCGCATATTGGGGCAACAGCTATCCCAGGTGGCGCAACAGGCGGCGGCAGGTACGAACGTCCTTCAGGCGCTCGCGATCCAGCTTCCTGACATTGCTGTTGGCATGGGCGCGGCAGGAGGCGCCGCCAGGGGCTTCGCAGGCTTCCTGGGGGGGCCATGGGGCATTGCGATCACAGCCGGCATCGCGGTGCTTGTCCCGCTTGTGTCGAAGCTGTGGGAAGCAGGTGACGCCGCCAACGCCTCCAGAAGGAAAATGGAGGAGTTCAGCAAGGACGCCCTCTCCCTTCTGGGGCGTGTCCCGAATGGCTGGGACGCGGATGTCAACAAGGCCAAGAAAGATATTTTCGACATCGGGTTGCAGATCAAAAAGCTGGAGGGTGACACCTCTGGCAATCGTGCCGGTCGGCTCCAGCGGGTCCAGGAAATTGGCGATCTAAAGGCGCGCCGACGTGAGTTGGAGCAGGGCCTTTTTCAGGCGCGTGCGGTCGAGACAGAAAATGCCCGGATTGCCGCATCGGAGAAGGCTGTCACAGCCGCAAGGCGGGAGGGGAACAAGGCGCTCCACGATGCAGAGTCAGCGGCAAAACGTGCAGCCAGGGCTCGGGAGGAATACAACAAAAGCCTGCTAGGCCGCGCGATGGCCGGCAACCTCGGCAGCGAGGTCGTCACCGAACTAGGCAAGAACGCCGATGAGGTGATGAAGTCCATCCGGGCCGAATGGCGGCGCGATTTCGAGAAAACCGCCAAGGATGCCGAGACGGCGCTGGGCATGCAGTCGGATATCCGCGCTCGTGACGACGAGAAGATGCGCGGCCGCCTCCTTCGCACGGCACACGACTTCGCCGACATCATCGGTGGAGGTTTTGGTCGGGGCCTTAGCGCCCTTCTGTCGGCGCTCGATAAGTTCAAGGGTTTCTTCGCAAATCTGAGCGGCGCGCTTGACGGAATATTCAAATCGGTCGGCGGCACCTTCGGCAACATCTTCAAGGGTGCTGGTGTCGGCGCTGCAGCAGCACAGATGACCGGCGGCAGCGGTATCGGCGGGCTGGTCGGCGGAGGATTGGGTCAGGCCGCGGGCAATGCCCTCGCCCCAATGCTCGGCAAGCTCGGCGCATTCGCCGGGCCGCTCGGCGCCATAGCAGGCGGCATCCTCGGCGGCGTGATCGGCGGCCTATTCAAGAAGGTCAAGAAGGGCAGCCAAACGATCGAACTCATCGCCGGCGATGCGGTGAAAACATCGCTAGTCGGCAACTCTTCCAAGCTGAAGGCCGCAGCCTCCGCCATGGCTGACAGCCTTATAGGAACCCTGACCGGCATCGCCGATCAGTTCAACGCGACGCTCGGCGACGGGATCAAGATCAGCATCGGCAAGCGCGACAAGACGTTCCGCGTCGACCTTCAGGGCCTTGGCCGCACCAAGAACATGCCGAAGTTCGACACCGAAGAGGCAGCCATCGCCTTCGCGATTCAGGAGGTCATCAAACAGGGGGCCCTCCTTGGCCTGCGCGCCGGGACCGAAACTCTGCTGAAGGGCGAGGGCGATCTTCAGGCGCAGCTTCAGAAGGCGATGGCGTTCGAAGGTGTCTTTAAGGAACTGGCGAGCCGCGCGAACCCGGCGAAGTCGGCGATCGAGGGCATTTCCACCGAATTCCGCAAGCTGGCCGACATTTTCGACGAGGCGGGTGCTTCGGCGGCCGACTATGCCCAGCTTCAGGAATTGATGGCGCTGCGCCAGAAGGAAGCGATCCAGTCGGCATTCGAGCCGATCCGCTCGATGCTCGATGACCTGAAGTCGAAGGCGGACAGCGCGGGCGAAGCGGTCAAGTCCGCCTATGCCGATGTCCTGTCGCGCGAGGCCGCCGCAACCGATGCCTATAAAGGCCTGCTGAACGAGCAGATGTCGGCCTTCTCCAGCGCCGCGCAGCAGCTCCGCACCTTCTCGGGCACGATCTTCGGCGAGCAGAGCCAGACCGGCTTGCGTTCGAAGTTCAACACGCTCGCGGTGGCGGCCAAGGGCGGGGATCTCAATGCTGCGAACGACCTGGCAGGTGTGGGCACCGATCTCGTCAAGTCGATCCGCGACAATGCGACCGATCGCGTCTCGATGCTGCGCGAACTGGCGCGGGTGAAGTCGGCCACGGACGCCGCTGCATCGGTCGCCGAGGGCAGGGCGTCCGCCGCCGAGCAGCAATTGAAGGTGCTAGGCGATGTCCAGCTGACGATCGAACAAGCCGCCGCCGAGATGCAGACGGCCAAGGCCGCAGCCGATCAGGCCCGTGCACAGATGGCGCTCCTGACCGAACTCAAGGACAACGACCTCAGCTTCACCGATGCCGTCGCCGAATATGAGAAGGCGAAGGCCGAACGTGACGGCCTTATCCGCGACATCACGGCGGCCGGGTTCGCTGACCTGATCGAGGTTCAGAAGCAGGCCGGCGCGCAGATGATCGCGGTTCTATCCGAAGCTTCGGCACTGGCGGCCAAGGCTCTGGCGGATGCTGCAGCGGCCAATGAAGCGGCCCGGCTCGCGCAGGATGCGGCGGCCGTGAAGGCGGCGAATGATAACCAATATGCCGATCTGTTTGGCAGGCTCGGCATTCCTGGCTTCGCTTCGGGTGGCACGCACAGTGGCGGCATCCGCATGGTGGGTGAGCTTGGCCGTCCAGAGATGGAGGTGACGGGCCCGAGCCGTATCTTCACCGCCGAACAGATCGCGCAGGCGATGGGGAGTAGTCGGGAGACGACCAATGCAGTGCGCCAGCTTAGCGAGGAGCTAAAAGCCGCACTTTTCCAAATTGCGAAGAACACCGGGAAGACGGCAAAGACTCAAGACCGCTGGGATACTGACGGCCTGCCGGCGGAGCGGGCGGCATGAAGATCATCCTACCCGTCACCGTCACGCCGGGAACGCTGGGGGTCGATACGATCCTGACGGCAAGCAACATCGCCGAGACCGATTATTCGGCTTGGAATAGCGGCACGACCTATGCGGCAGCGGCGCGCTGCATCAAGGGGCATAAGGTTTGGGAATCGGTCGCCGGCTCCAACCT